GAATTAGATTAGGAAATAGATTAGGAATTAGGAAATAGGAATTAGGAATTAGGAAATAGGAATTAGGAATTAGGAATTAGGAAAAACAGAAAAAAAAGTTAAAAAAACAGTTGATTTTTTAAAACAAATATATTATAATATATTTGTAAGATAAAGAAAGGGGACAAAAAAAACAAAAAAAAAAAAACAAAAAAAGTTAAAAAAACAGTTGATTTTTTAAAACAAATATATTATAATATATTTGTAAGATAAAGAAAGGGGACAAAAAAAACAAAAAAAAAAAAACAAAAAAAGTTAAAAAAACAGTTGATTTTTTAAAACAAATATATTATAATATATTTGTAAGATAAAGAAAGGGGACAAAAAAAACAAAAAAAAAAAAACAAAAAAAGTTAAAAAAACAGTTGATTTTTTAAAACAAATATATTATAATATATTTGTAAGATAAAGAAAAAACAAACAAAACAAAACAAACTTTGGGAGGATTATTAAAATGAAAAACACAATCAAACTTACACCGGAACTGTACAACCTTCTTACACTTCCCCACGACGATCAAGTGGACGATTTTACCCGTGAAGATATTATCCAAATGATCGAAGCAGCGTACGAATCAATCAAAAACCAAAAGTAAGCTCCCAGGGTTCTCGCGAAGCATCCCTTCAAAAGCTTCGCCCCATAAGTAAGGGCAGCTAGTCCCTAAACCACCTAGCATTTGAAAGGAGTCATTATGTCTAAGAAGAGTATCACCACCAACGAAGCTAAGGTTGAAGTCAACAGCGAACTCCTTAAGCAGAAATTCGAGCAGTATCCGAACGCTAGCCTCCGTAAGCTGGCAGCTGCTACTAACACCTCCTACCCGGTGCTGCTGAAGCGCTCTAAGGCACCTATCGTTGGCCAGCCGTATGATCCGGAAGCTACTAACTGGACCGCTGTTGCGGAGTATCTTGAAGCTCACGAAATCGACATCGAGGTCATCGATTGGGAAGCGCTGAATGCTACGAAGCAGCGTGCTGGTACGGTTGGTGTTGGCAAGAGCTTATCCGACTATGAAGTTGGCCAGAAGGTGTGGCTGCGTAGAGACAACGAAGTCCCGTACCAGATCGTCTACATGACTGAGACGCACGTTGTCCTGCTTCAGGACGACTCCACCGAGCCTATTGCCTGGAGTGCTACGACGTTCCTGCTCAATGGTCCGGCTCTGCAGCCTCGCGTCAAGAAGATCAAGGCCACCGTTGATAGTGAGACTGAGGAAGCGTAAGCTTCCCAGTCTCAACTGGTTGAGGAGGTTGAACATGAAACTCAAGACTAGAACCAAACGCACGATCTGTGCAGGCATTGGTACAGCTGGAGTGCTGTTGATGGCGATTACGGCAATGATTTCGGACTCCACCAACATCCAGTTGAGCACGATTATCAAACTCGAGGTACTTGCCCAGGCTATGTGCTGGGGCGGATTCTACAAAGGAGGTTATCTGCAATGAGATACGAGACACCTGAACCGAGCCTGACGCCTAAGGAACCGAAAGTTGTGCACTACTGCACCTGTTGCGGAGGTGAGATCTACGAGGGCGAGGAGTACTATCATCTGAGCACATTCAACCCAAGTCTGCGCACATTGAACGTCTGCGAGACGTGCATGCAGGCTGCGAGTCGAGTTGCGGGGGAGGATAACTGAGTGCAATTCCTGTCGAAAGAGAATCAGCGTCTGTTGAGACAGATGAGACGCAAGGCCACCAGGCGCTCCAAGCAGCGTGCCAGGTACAAGCACCACGCAGGGCCGTTGACACAAACACTTCGGCCAGTCAAGATCGGCATTGTGGCCTTCCTGATGGATCTACTAGTGCGTAATGACTATTGAGCACCTGAGGTTGAGAGGAGGTGATCGCACTGAAACGTAAACGAAGCATCAGCTGGATTCGGATCATCTTAGGTACAACTCTCATCGCGATTGATCCAGCGTTCCTCTTCGGTCCCTGTGCATTGATCGGTGTGGCGTTACTGATCGCTGGACTAATCGGCGAGGACAAAACTCGCGAGTAAGTTGCGGGGAAGCCTAGCGCAGCGCCACTTGGCGCGCCTAACGCTGGGCGCTGAACTAGGACAACCAATCACCCACTAAGGGTATAGTGCACATTGAAAACTAAAGAACAGTTTTTTGTAACCGAAAAAACGGGGTTTGCAGAGCTCTAGAATTGACGCTCGCGAGACTGCTGTTTGACTAACTAAAATGAAAACCGTTCAGTTCTGTTTCTGCTCCCTTTTCATTCCATTTCATTTCATTGTTTCTCATTTTTCTTTAATAATAAAAATAATAATAAATAATAAAGAAAAGAGAAAGGAAGAAAAGGAAAAGGAAAATAACCAGTACTGACTGAATGAAATCATGAAAGTTTCAGTGAAATCCATAAAAATAATTAGTCAGTCAAACACCCGGTTCTCGAGCACCATATTTTCGCGCGAGAGAGTGTGGACTTTTCGGTTACGACTGACAGTTTACTACAATCGAAAGGAGGTTAAACATCAAATGTACTGCAAAGTGACTTATCCGATTCTAAGCTACACAGCGGCCCAGCAGCAATGTCAACAGCTGGATCAACTCATTCTCAACCTGCAGACCCTAACCTCAAGCGGCCCAAGCCCAAGCGCAGGATTAGAAGCACCTGATGCCCAACTTCCAGGCCAGTCTCAACCGAAACCCTCTCAACTAATCCCGCTAGCAACTGTGCTTGACTCAGCTCAAGGCGATGCGATCTGGTTCGCAAGCCCTCGCAATGTGCAATGCTACGAACCGCCCAGACGAGAGCTGGAGCCGGGTGAAGCTGGTTCGCCATTGTTATACCGAGCAGCTGGGTGCAATCGAGCTCGAAGGTGCTGCTGCACTTGCACTAAGCTCTGTGCGCATCGATGCTTGCATGACTGCTTTGTGCGTCTGTGGCTCTGGAAGCGGGAGTTGGACTCACTAGGTATTGTCACAATGCAACCCAGCGTAGCAGGCCAGCACTTGGTATCGGCAGCAAGTCCATACTTCTCAACCCAATGCGCGGTGCTGAATGTGTACACTAGCTACAAGCAGCTGTCACAGGTCATTGGCTCAACTGTCTCAGCGAGAATGAACACGTACGTTCGAGAAGCACAAGCTCGAGGCGGTACCAACCTCAATGCAATGGACTACTCGATGCAGCTAAAGCTCAACGCAAAGGGAAAGCCGATTGCAGACCCTGAAACCGGCAAGCTGGAGGTCCTGTACTGGCCTCAATCAGGCTTGTGCCCGTTCTGCTTGCCGGACAGAAGTTATCAACTCAAAAAACGAATGAAGAAAGTAGGTATGCCCAAATGAACAAAACACCCAATGAAGCCCAGCCTGTTATGGCCAAAGAGGACGAGCTCCTGCAAAAGATGCGCGAAGCAGCAGCAGTTGTTGAACTTCAGGTCCATCTGAATCAGTACAGACGAGCTCTGTATCAACTGAATCAGTTCATTCAACAGAATACACTCGGTACGCTGATGCTGAGTGAAGCAGTCGGTCTCGACAAGGATGCACCTTACGGTGGCCTGGACCTGTATCTCATCCCGAAAGACCCGAGCCTGTACGCCAAGCCTAGTCTGGTCAACCTCGTCAGGTCAACAAGCCTGTTCAACATTTGGCAGTGTATGCAGGCGCAGGCGCAGTCAGCAGATCAACCGCTACCTCGGTTCGACTGGTCCAAATTGGAGTACCCTCGCTTTGGCCCTTTCAAGTTCTACATCGGCAGTCACCTTGGATGGAGCCAGGATGAGCATGACTGACCTTCAACTAAAGTGTCCGTGCAGGGCGGACTGTGCCAACAGATCCGCAACCTGTCATGGCGAGTGCGATGCATACAAAGCATACGAGCGTGAGAAGCATGCTGAGTATGCAGCTCGAGCTAAGCTCGACGCAATTGACCCTGGCATATCCCCAACAGTAGGTATGAAGCGAAAAATGAACCACGCTAAGTGGTTGAAGAAAAATGGAAGGTGGTATAAATGAAAACATTGAACACAGACTATGTCCGGGCACTGGACGACAGGTCATTAGCAAAGGCTTTATTGGGTGGTCTCATTAAGCAATACTGTACGAGTCCCGACCCGGCGGAGTGCGATCACAAGTGGGATGCTGAGCTGGACTGCTCTTGTTGTGAAGCGTGCCTGTACAGATGGTTGAAGGAGGAGAGGCGTGATGAGCACTAATGAAATGCGTTGGATTTTGATGTGCCAGTACGGAGGTGCTGAGAAATGGCAGCAGAAAGTGAGAGCTATGAGCGAAGCTCAAGTGCAAGCTGTCTACCTGAGGCTGAAACAGAGCGGTAAGCTCTGGGTTCCAAATTCAGTACACACCCCTCAACCGAACTAATCGGCTTTATTTCAGTTCAAACAATTTTCAAAAATCTCAACAAAAGGCTTGATTTTCTTGAGCAAAGCAGCTATAATAATATTGTAGATAAGAACTAATACAAAACAAATTTGGAGGTTTACTATGAACAACATTGAACAGATTATGGAACTCAAAGGCGTGCAGCCTTCCCTCAAGGCGTTTGCCGGTGTATTCGATCTGAATCCGGTCCGTCTGTACTCGGTTGCAAAGCAGCCGAAGGAGGGCGTTGTGTATGACGCCAAGGTCTTCAACTGGGACGCAATCGAGCGCTTCATCAGTCGTCGTCTGGATGCTGACAAGGGTCTGGCTACTCTGGAAGACGTCGTCGATGCTGCTATCGTGATCGACGCTCAGCTGAAAGAGAACGACGGTCGTCGCAAGACTGCTGGTGGCAGTTACGGTGCGAAGATCGAAGTCGATGGCCAGATGATCGCTCAGAGACGCTACCCGAGCTACGAGATGGAGAATAATCAGATGATCTGCCTGAAGGGCGACGTTGAGGTCTACGCCATCGTGATGCAGACTCTGTCTCACACGGTCCTGCGTCCTCTGGCCGAAGCTCTGCTGGCAGGCACCGAGCCCGTCTTCAAGGGCAACGACATCAGGGTCATCTCGAACGGCATGCTGAACATGAAGGGCGTTGCGCCTGCTGGTCTGGCAAAGGCTGTCGAGGATCGTTTCAACGGTACGTATGCACAGGAGCTTGCCGATGAAGCTCAGCGTAAGGCTGATGCTGCTGCGGCTAAGGCTGCCGAGTAATCGCTCTAGGCACTGTTCCCGGCTGTGCCACTTGTGAGCGTTGCTCATAGTAGGGGCCCCGAGTTGGTTGACTCCTCCAGCTCGGGGCTCTTTTGAAGACGAGTAGTGTAGCATTTATTTTGAACTGAAGGAGGTGGTAGTTACGTGGAAGGATATTGCTGGTGTCCGGGGTGTATGAAATGGGTGCCAGAGCAGCTGATGAATCGGGAGCGCGATCCTGAAACCCATCAACTGATTCGCATATGCACTCCGTGTTTGGAAGGAGTCTCAGCAACAAACTCGTACGTGCTCGATGAGTATCATGAGCAAACGCGATGTGTGTACTGTAGGAGTTATAATACAACTGAGCTAGTGTCTCAACAGTACAACAAGTTTTTCTGTAATAACTGTAGAAGGGAGTTTTTCAGAGTATGAAAGGTTTCATACACATTGAGTCCACGGACAAAGAAGGCGCTTTGAAGTGCGAGGCTAATTTGTCTGATGTTAGCAAAGTTGATCGATATCAGGTGCTTGATGCTGCCTGTAGACTGCTTAAGCTAGATAACCGCGATTTAGCGATTTTCTTCGCTGTAAGATCTACGGGCGCATTCGATCAGTGTGCTGTTCAGAGTAAAGAGGCGGGTATAGCGCTTGGTGACATCGGTGAGCTGATGCGTCAGTACCAGGAAATGAAAAAGGAGGAGGACAGTAGTAGTGAAAGTTGATGTATCTGAAATCAAAACATTCAAGGCGTGCAAGCGCCAGTGGCAGCTTACCTCCAGGAATAAGTTCCACCTGAGACCGATGGTTACGCCACCTGCGTTTGCTTTCGGCACGATCTTTCACGAAGCATTAGCGCAGCTGTACTTGGATGTGCCTCTGGATAAGGTCATGGAGATGGTGCGCCGTGAGATGCAGTCTGACACCGATGCGGCTTTGCTTGCTATGGTTCCTGGTTACTACAGGAATGTGCTGCCGGACGATCTGGAGCGGTTCACTGTGCTGGATGTTGAGCATCATTTCAACATTGTACCGACGACTAGCTTCGGTGAGTATCTGTTTCCCTTAGTTCCCTCAACAGATCCGAAGACTGGAGAGCATGTCTACGATGCAAATGGCAATCCGGTTATGGAGCCTAGCTTAACGATCTGCGGTTCAATCGATATGATTGTGCTGGACAAAGAGGAAGGTAAGATTTATGGCTTTGAGCATAAGACCTGTAAGAACTTCAGAGACGAGTCTTATCTATGGCTCGATGAACAGCCGCGTGTGTACACTTGGGCGTTGCAGGTGTTCATTAAGGAGTACAATCAGAAGCACGGTACGCAGTATGAGCTAGGTGGCGTTTACCTCAACGAAGTTAAGAAGCTACTTCGGCAGTTCCAGTACCATAGAACGCTGTGTACATACAGCGATGAAGATCTGGACAACTTTATGCTTGCTTTCTTCAACGATTGCAGAGAATGTAAGCACATGGTTGACAGCAACTTGTATGCAGCTCCGAAGCCTAGCTACATGGGTTGCAGCATGTGTACGTTCAAGACAATCTGCTCAACCTATATGTATGAGAATCTGGACAGAGAGAAGATTCTGCATGAGTTCAGCGAGGAGTTTGTTGAGCGTACCGAAGATCATCTGGAGGAGAAGACCGAGAGGAGTACTGAGTCATGATTGTAATTACTCCGAACTATGCAACTAGTTCGATCTGGATTGAGCCCTGGGGTAGAAACGATCGTAAAGCTCTGCAGAAGTTCTTGCTTTCCTTCTACGAGTCCGAGCTGGATATTGTCCGGTTGGACTTGACGCGCTACGCGCGTAGTCCTAGAGCTCTGGTAGGTGATCTTCGAAAGACCATCGCACGATGCAAGCTGCCGTTACACGTTGCACAACGTGACCAACATTATGTATACATATTTAGAAAGGAGTTAGTAGAATGACAAAGCACATTCACGGTATTTTACAGGAGCTGGGCGTACCGGCTAATCTCAAGGGACATGAGGCTTTGACTATCGGTATTGAGCTGGTAGTTCAGGATCCTACGTATCTGAACCGAGGCGTTACCAAGCGGCTTTATCCAGAGGTTGCAAAGCAGATGTCTATTCCAACAACTGCAGCTCGAGTTGAGAGAGCTATGAGACACGCGATCGAGTTCATCTACGACAACACGACACCTGATGTGCTGCAGTACTACTTCGGCAACACTGCAAGTCTCAGGAAGGGCAAGCTGACTAACAGCCAGTTTATAGCGCAGGTGGCGCTCAAGATTCGAGATAAGGACGTTGGCGGTCAGTTCTAAGGCAGCATAGCAGTTCGAAATTAAGTGTACCATATAAAATAAACTAAAATTTTTATATCAGTGCACTTGATTTCTGCTGCTGAAGCATCTATAATATAGATATCTCGAGGAGGTGATTAGATGCAGATTATTGATTTGAATAAGCCCGACACTGATCCGATATTTGCTTTGGTATATGGAGCAAGTGGCACTGGTAAGACTCATCTAATGGGTACAGTGGGCGAGCTTGGACGTACGTTGATCATCGACATTGACCAGGGCATCAAGACGCTTCGTAATGCTCCAGACTTGCTGAAAGCGCACTACACTGACAACATTACTGTTGTGGACTTCACCAAGTTTCAAGATCTGAATGAGGCGTACAGACTGATCGAGGCTAATGATCCCAAGAAGTGGTCGCAGAAGTTCGGGGTACAGATTACTCAACCGTTCGATTGGGTACTCTGGGATACTTGGTCTGAGATTCAATGGTACATGCTAGAGGAGCTGAGAAGCAAGGACTCCGAGATGAAGGGGTCAGGTCTCAACTTCAGAAAGACTATGCAGATTCAACATTGGGGTATGATGACAGATCTGAATAAGCTTGCAGTCCAGCAGCTGCGTGCCTGCAAGGTAAATCAAGTGTTTACTATGCAAGAGAAGTTGGACAAGGATGAGATCAGCGGCGTCATCTACGGTGGCCCTGCTATCCATGGTAAAATGGTTCAAGAAATGCCTGCTTACTTTGACGTGGTTGTGCACACGTACACAGATCTTCAGGGTCAGTATTGTGCAACAACGAAGTCGAAAGGTAAGTGGCCTGGTAAGACTCGTCTTGGTGTTGGTGTCGACATCAAAAACCCGACAGCTAAGCAGCTGTTTACAAAATAACAGCTTACCACCTTCGGGTGGTAGGTTGCATAGAGCTCTTCGGGCTCACCCGATGGCGTCGTGAGCTCAATCGGCGTTGAGATCTGTGCAACCTACTGTCCGATGGACAGTGAAAATTGTATAGCCGGTACCAGAGAACCCGGCAGAAAGGAGCTCATTATGAGCACAAACAAAACTGGCCTTAGTGCCAAACTTCGTACGAAAGGAGGTGCTGAGTGTCGAAGTTTCAAGATTCTGATGCGAAGTGTTCCGTGTCCCGTGGTTGCGTTGTTTTGCGTGTCGGTGGTTCTTATGAACCTTCTGGCAAACAAAGAAGTAACGACAGGATGGAGCTGGTTGGTGCTTGACGGCGGCTTTATGGTATCCTGGTTGAGCTTCCTGGTAATGGATATGGTGACTAAGCGCTTTGGTGCTAAGGCATCTATTCAGGTGTCTGCCTTTGCAGCAGCGTGCAACCTACTGGTGGCAGGCATTATGATTGTAGTTACCAGAGTGCCTGGTAATTGGGGTGCGTTTTATGACTACGGTCTGCCGGAGGTGAACGAAGCTCTGAACAGTACATTCGGAGGTACCTGGTATGTGTTGATGGGAAGTACCGTAGCATTTCTTACATCATCTGTGGTGAATGCTCTAATCAATGCAGCTATTGGCAGAGCATCAACTACTGACGGGTTTGCGAGCTTTGCATTGCGGTCTTACGTATCAACCATGATTGCACAGTTTGTGGACAACTTTGTATTTGCTCTCATTGTGAGCCACGTGTTCTTCGGCTGGTCCATGACGCAGGTAGTTGTGTGCTCTTTTACGGGATGTATCATTGAGCTGCTGTGTGAGGTAGTATTCAGTCCTATCGGTTACAAAGTGTCTAAGCAGTGGGAAGTAGAGCACGTGGGTAAAGAATATCTGGAGGCGACGAAATGAGAGTAGTAGTTACTGGAGCAGCCCAGGGCATTGGCCGGGCTATTGCGAGCGAGTTCTTGGTGCACGGTCATGAGGTGTTCGGCATTGATTTGCAAGACGGAACGATTGAGTCCCGTAGTTACAAACACTACATTGCTGATGTGTCTGATGAGTATCAGCTTCCGGATATTCCGGACGTAGACATTCTGGTCAATAACGCTGGTAGCTGGTCTCAGAATGTGGATAATATTAAGAATAACCTGGAGTCCGCTATCTTGTGTACTGAAAAGTATGCACTGCGTCCTGGCATCAAGTCTGTTGTCAACATCGTATCGGTGAGTGCTCATAATGGTGCGGAGTTCCCAAGGTACGCAGCATCTAAGGGCGGATTGCTTACCTACACTAAGTGGACTGCACAGGAGATTGCCAAGTACGGAGCGGTGTGCAACAGTGTGTCCCCCGGTGGCGTGCTTACGCCCTCTAACGATCACATCATTCAGAGTGAGGAGCTCTACAAGAGAGTGTGCGACGAGACTCTTCTTGGCAAGTGGGCTTCTACTAAAGAGATTGCAGAGTGGGTCTATTTCATGGCAGCTGTGAACCGTAGCGCTACGGGCCAGGACGTAATCATCGACAACGGTGAAACAGTGAAATTCAATTTCGTGTGGTAACACACGGTGGGCTCTTCGGAGCCCATATACAGGGGTGTAGCCAAGCGGTAAGGCAAGGGACTTTGACTCCCTCATTCGCTGGTTCGAGTCCAGCCATCCCTGCCACCAAGGGTTGATGGGCCCCTTGGAGTAGTCTTTCTCCTTTTGCTGCGCAACACTTTGGGCGGTGTTGTGCGGCAGGTTGCACACAAGTGTCTTCTCCTTTCACCTCATACATACCTCTTTGAGCTGAGCTCCCACAAATCTTGTGTGCAACCTGCTGTGCAATACACAGCGTAATTTATCATCCACCCGAGATGAAGTCGGTACAGGATGGCAACGATAAGAGCCTACCCTGGGAAGGTATTCTATGTTGAACCTCGATTTTTCCAGCGTCCCGTCCCGCGAGCCTCTTGATGAAGGCGTGTATGATCTGACCATCGCCAAGATCGAAGAGACTACGAGCAGCACCGGCAACCCTATGCTGAAGGTTGAGTACGACGTCAACGGCGTCGAAGGCAAGCGTAAGCTGTGGGACAACTACGTTCTGATCGACAAGTGCCTGTGGAAGGTCAAGGAGCTGTTCGACGCTCTGGGCGTTGATACCAGCGAGCTGGTCGAGATGGATGTCAGCGAGCTGCTTGGCATGCAGGTCAAGGGCAAGGTCGTTCAGGAGACCTACAACGGCGATATCGTCAACAGAATCAAGAAGGTTATGCCGGCTTGATACTACATGGAGCGGCGAGGTAACTCGTCGCTCCAATTAGCAGAGGAGGGATACATTGGCCCTTATTTACGATGAGTTTATAGCTTTTTCATCTGCACAAGGTGATCAGCTATATGCTAACTGCCCCTTTCATCCGGACAAGACGCCTTCATTTACAGTCAACACGACCACGCACGAGTGGTACTGTCATGGGTGTAATAAGGGTGGTTCGGAGAAGGAGTTTCTAGCAGAGTACTTTGATGTGGAGCCAAAGATCGGCAAGTACGCATTTGAGTACTGGGAGACAAAGGGCACTCTACCGTTTCCAACAGAGCAGCAAATTGAGAAGTATCATAAACAGCTGCTCAAGAGTCCGAAGGACTTAGCTATCCTGCAAAGTTTTGGCATTACCCAGCAAACAATAGAGGAGTTGAAACTCGGGTTAGACGACTTTAGAGTTATCTTTCCAATCAAGTCCAGGCGTGGCTACTGGGTCAACCTTCGTCGGTATCTGCCTCCTCAACGTAGAATTGCCGAAACGAAAGAGCCAAAGTGCTTGAATGTTCGAGGTCTTGGACAGAGACGTTATTGGCCTTATATAGCGTTTGATAAGTCTGAGATTGTAATTGTTGAGGGTGAGAAGGATTGTGCTTCGGCTAGGTCGCAGGGCTTAAATGCTGTAACTGGCACAGGCGGTAGTTCAATTCCATCAGATGAGATTAGCTTATTCAGCGGCAAAGATGTTGTGCTTATGCTGGACGCTGATACAGTTGGTCAGCGATCTGTAAACACGTACATTCAGCTCTTGAAGCCCATTGCTGCTAGTATTCGCATTATTAGACTTCCGCAGAAAGACTTTGTTGACTATTACACGTCGTGTCAACTTACTGGCACAACTGTTGATGTATGGCAGTACGCCTCAACTTATCTCGAGTACGAGAAGCTCAAGGCTGCTGCAGAGGCTCAAGACGTGTCTCTGGTACGCAGTGAGTTCACAGAGCATCTGAACTCGTGGATGAAGCTACGAGGCATGAGTGTAGTAGGTGTTGAGCCGAAGATCTACACAGTGCCTGTGAAGTTGAGATGTGTGTGCGGCAATGCAAACTGCAGTAAGCCATGTCCGCTAGCTTTTACGCCTGCGAATGATGACCTGACTCAGACAATCGATGTAGATCCTCGTCAACTTTTGCGCTTTATGAACTCGCCTGACTCGGCACAAGACAGCTATGCTCGTCAAGTTTTTGGTTGTAAATCAGTACACGCTGAAGCGGTTGATCTTATCAACTGTCAGAAATTGATCTTCCAGGAGAGTGCGAGCTTTATTGATGGCCTTGAGGAAGCTTCATTCGAGAATCGTTATGGTGTTTATCTGTACACTGACTACAGGTTGAACGCTACCATGAAGTACGACTTCGAGGCTTGCAGAGTTACTGATCCCACCACGCAACAGAACTACTACTTGATTCGAGATGCAGAGTGTGTGACGGCTGTTCAACCTAACATTGAACCTGAGTTGATTGCTCGATTCAGACAGGCTGGTGCTAAAGCTCATTCTGCAATGGATCTGATCAACACGTACTACGAAGAGTGGATGCCTTCTTTAGGCATTGAAGGTAGACCTGATCTGTTTGGCGCTATTCTTTTGACGTACTGTTCTGTGACTGAGATACCTTGGCAGAGTGGTGTCATTAAGGGCTGGCTGGACACGATGTGCATCGGTGATACTCGTACTGGTAAGTCTCAGATGGCTCAACGTTTTGTCAAAGTGCTGGGCATGGGCGGTTATATTAACGGTGAGAATGCTCGGCGCACAGGTGTCATTGGCGGTGTTCAACGATTCGGCGATAGCTGGGTTGTAACTTGGGGCGCAATACCAATGAACGATCGCGGTCTGTTGATGATTGATGAGGCTTCCGGCTTGGAGATTGAGGACATTAAAGATCTTTCCTCAACAAGATCGAGTGGTGCTGTTACCCTCAACAAGATTGTCAAGGGCGAAGCTAGAGCTAGAACTCGATTGTTGTGGTTCAGCAACCCGCGCAACGGTCGCAACTTGTCTGATTTCTACTGGAAGGGCTTTGGAGCATTCCAAGAGTTTATTCCAGTTATGGAGGATCAGGCTCGATTCGATCTTGTGATTTCAGCTGCCCGTGAGGACGTTGATGTGCTGGGCGATTTCGACTACGATACTCCTGTACAGGTTGGTCCGTGGAGAGCATTGTTCAGTTTAGCGTGGAGTATTGAGGCTGACGACATCAAGATTACACCTGAGGCTAAGGCAGAGGTTAGAGCCTGTGCTAAGGACCTGAATGCAAAGCTTGGCGGCGGCTCATTGATCGTAGGTGTTGCAGTGCATGAGAAGCTGCTCAGGCTTGCATGTGCTTTTGCTATTGCGAGTGGCTCGTACGATCCTGTGTCAGGCTGGCTGCAAGTCGATGCTCGATATGTTCGCTGGGCTGAAGAGTTCTTGGAGGTAACACTCAACAAGTCTTCAATGGCATACGGCGATTATATTCGAGAGTTCAAGAGAGCTCAGGCTAAGCGTGCAGACAATATGCAGTTTATCCGGACGTTGATTGCAGTTAACCCTGCTATAAAGGCTCTGCTGACTGCATCGAGTTTCAAGGGATTCCAGTTCCAAGAGATCTTAGGTATGAGTAAGGACGAGAGTTCTAAGATCATGTCCGACTTGATTACACGAGGCTTGTTGAGACCTGGACCTTCTGCAAGCTACATTCCGGATAAGCTGTTGATGGAAGTTGCAAAACAAATGGATCTATAACTGCTGGAGGTGTTGTAATGGATAAAGCAGTTGCTGAAAAGTGGTTGACTCGGTACCCTAAACTCGAGAACTTTATTGCTGCTGGCACTATTAGCCTTAAGGCAGCTAGAGAGATCCTGGATGTGGACAGATACTTTATGTACGATATCTACAAAGAGCTGCTGGCTGGTGGTGTAGTTACTGCTAGTGGCACAAATGCTTGGCGTGCTACAGCTGAGCTGAAAGAATACCTGAAGGAGCGAAAAGAGAATGCAAACGCAGAAAATTGACACTTATGTGCGCAACTCGTTGGAGCAAGCGCCTCGGTTGAAGCATTTACTCGAGTTCGAGGATGCTAAGCTGCATCCTGGCATGGAGCCGAAACTGCTCAACTTTGCTTGCTTGGGCTTGGCTGAGGAAGCTGGCGAGGTCGCGGGCCTTGCGACACGTGAGCTGTGTAAGCAGAGACCGCAAACTCCGGATGCTTGGTTGGAGGAGTTGGGCGATGTGCTGTGGTATCTTACAGCTGCAGCAGCCTGCCAAGGATATACGTTAGAAGATCTGTACAACTACAATGTGAAGAAATTGGAGGATCGTTATGGTAAATGATAATGTAAATCATCCGAGTCATTATACTCGCGGTAAGATTGAAGTCATCCGCATCATGGAAGATCAGCTTACGCCTGAGGAATACCGGGGGTATGCTAAGGGTCAGGTTCTGAAGTATATCACGCGAGAGCGTGGTAAGAATGGTCTCGAAGATCTGAAGAAAGCTCAGTGGTATCTCAATCGACTGATCGCGTATCTGGATAAACAGGAGGTCGCGAAATGATTGGTACTCGTGTAACACTGCTGAAAGCTCCAACCGATGAAGATTGGAAAGAAGTCAATCGCAGAGCTCGGACGACAGTGGGTTATACTGAAGGCGTAGTTCCCTCAACAGAATGGCGGCACGCTATCTTGAGAGCTCGGCATAGTCCTATTCGGTATCTGCGCTGGTCTTTCCTGATTGAGGATGTGCCGTACTGGGTAGCCTGTGAATTGCGCACGCATGTGCACGATATGCCGTATGTTGCAGACTTCGGTGTTTACATTCGGAGTCAGCGCAATGATCGGCAGGACAAGTACGATCGGAATGCAGCAAGACAGGACGCCGCAGTCAACATGGTTATTGATTGCAACGGTGAGCAGATTCAGGTGCTTGCAAACAAGCGTCTGTGCAGTCAGACTACAGCTGAGGCTCGAGCTATAGTTCGCGAGATGTGTGATGCAGTTGAGCGTGCTGAAAAAGCATACATTGGGCTACTTGTGCCGATGTGTGGCTACTGTGGCGGTATTTGCCATGAGATGAAGCCGTGTGGACGGCCGTGGAGGATCTATCATGATTAAAACATACCACGAGGCTCCTAAGAGTATTTTCCACCAGGTGCAAGAGTTGACAGATGGCGATTATGCTCTCGTACATCTGTTCGAAGAGGATCGGCAGTACTACGAGCTGTTCCAAGAGGCGTTGCGCAAGGGGCGTGACGTGATTCTGGACAACAGCGTGTTCGAGCTGGGCAAGGCTTTTAACGCTGATACATTTGCGTACTGGGTGTATGCTCTGAGTCCTACTTGGTATATCGTACCTGACGTCCTGGAGGATGCAGATGCTACAATCGTCCGCTTCTTCAATTTTATCAAGCAATATCCTGATCTACCTGGTAAGCGAATCGGAGTTGTGCAGGGTAAGAACTACGACGACTTTGTGTACTGCTATAAAGCTATTGCACCGTATTGTGATAAGATCGGTATTAGCTTCGATTGCTCCTGGTATGAAACTGGTTGCAAGGGTGCTACACGCTGGTTGAGACTTGCAGCAGGTCGGTTGAGAACATTGATTGAGATGGATGAGCAGCGTGTGATTGATCGCTCTAAGCCGCATCATCTGCTGGGTGTGGCCGTACCTCAGGATTTGAGCTGCTACTGCGCGTTGCAGCAGGGTGGAGGATTCCACTGGATCGATTCTGTGGATACTAGCAATCCAGTTGTACATGGTCTTGCTGGTATCGAGTACGAATCCTTTGGCTTGCAGGATAAGGAAACTCGAAAACTGTACACTATGATCAACGAAGACGTGTCGTCAGATCAGTGGGCGCATATCGAACGTAACATTAAAGCGTTTAGGAGGTTCTGCAATGGAGCTGAATAAGACTTGGTACGCAATGTTTTCGCATACTGGAAAAGAGCTCGAAGCTGTCTCGAGAAGGCTCGGACGTAAGCCAGACGTTATATACGCGAATAACCTTGGCTACAATGGTCCGCTGCTGTCGAGAGTTTGGTTCGGCCAGCATGGTGGCATTCTGGAAAACAGTGTTGGAATGCTTCAACCGAATAGCGTGATGACGCTGCATGGTTATAATCGTATCCTGCCTAAGTGGTATTTAGAGTACTTGAAAGAGTATAACATCAAGTGCTACAATCTGCATCCTGCACCCATTCAACTGTATAAAGATCTGAAGGGTAAGGATCCTCAGGAGAGACTCTTCAAAGGTATTCAAGATGGACAATATAAGTATATCGGTAATGTTATCCACGAGGTAGTTCCGGAGGTTGATTCTGGAGAAATCCTTGCCTGGGATCTGATGGGAGTTGATTGCAGTACTCCGATATGTAAGAGTGTTGAGTCTCTTAGTAAGTCATTACATGACGCTGCTACATATCTTTGGGTAGAATTTTTGAGAGAGGTTTTGTCTAATGGATAGAATCATTCAACAGATCGCGCCTAACATGCCGGAAGACCGGCATGTTAAGGCTACTAGAGACGTTATGTCTTGGTACAAGATCGTATGGTCAACAAAAACGTTGCTTGTACCTCCGACCAACATTCTGCGTACCAACATGATGCAGCTGGAGCACTTCTCGGAAGCTGTAAAAGCTTTTGAGACTATGGACTTTACAAGTCCAAAGTACAAATGGGATGACAAGGATCTGGTACTAGATTCGGTCACTGGATTGCAGCCCCATACTCTTTGCGAAGTGTTGAAAAAGCTTCCTGATTTCGCTCGACAGTATGATAGCTGGCTTGCTTGCGATATTGAGACTCGTAGAGTTGAGTGGGAAGACAACATGCTGCTGTCTATTGGCTTTGCATACGGACCTAGTCACTGCTTGGCTATTTACGACATTCCGATTGTCGGTGCTAAGACTACAATGCAACCTAATCCCGAAGTCTGGGAAGCATTGCAGACAGTCTTCAGTCAGCCTGATATCAAGTATGTCTGGCACAACGGCAAGTTCGACTGCGGTAGACTTAAGTACCTGTGCAACCTGGATGCTCATGTTGATGAGGACACTATGCTTCAGCATTTTGCTTGCATCAATGAGAAGCAAGGCACTCACGGCCTGAAGGACCTTGGTCAACTTTACTTACAAGCTCCTGCTTGGGATGATGAGCTGGATCAGTTGAAACGCAACTGGTGCAAGCAGCGTAAAGTTCCGTTGAAGGAGTTTATGTATGACTACATTCCAACAGAGACGTTGATCCCATATATGCAACGAGATTGCATCGCAACATATCGACTTCATCAATGCTTTAATGAGTTGATGAGACCGGGCTCTGATTTCATCTATCATCAGTTGTGTCGAGCCTCTACAGCATATGGTGCTGTTGAACTTGCAGGTGCGCGCATTGATCTGGATTATCTGGAAGAGCTGGAAGCTGAACTGGATAAGTTGATCGCTGAGTCAAGAGTCCGTTTGGCCAAGGTTGCGGGCAAGTACTGGAATCCTCTGCTGTACGGTGCTGCAACTGGAGCAAAGGTAAAGCCGGATATGGAGTTCAGTCCGAAGTCTCCTAAACAGCTGAAATGGATGTTGGGCGAGGTCATGGGTCATCCTGTACCGGGGACTGATGCAGAGACTATGCAGATGCTGATGGAAGAGGTTGAGTCTAAAGACGATGCTGATGCTAAGGAGTTCATGGAATCCATTTTAGCAGTACGAAAGTACAGTAAGTATCTCGACACTTATGTTGTCGGTATCCGAGACGTGCTGTGCAGAGATAGTCGAGTGCGGTGCACATTCAATCTGCATGGCACAGAGACGGGTCGGTTGAGCAGCTCGAATCCAAATATGCAGAACATTCCTCGCAACAAAATGATCAAAAATCTGATTGTAGCATCGCCTGGAACATGCTTGCTTCAACTCGACTACAGCCAGTGCGAGCTTCGAGTGCTTGCGATGTTGAGTAAAGATCCGGCTCTGATTCAGATTTACCAGAGTGGTCAGGACCTGCATGATGCAGTCTGCGATATGATGTTTGGCGAAGGCTCGCATAAAGACAAAGAGCTGCGCAACCTAGCTAAGACAATCAATTTCGGTATCGCATACGGTCGTGGCGCTGGATCCATCGCAACTAAATTTAAGAAGAGCATGCGTGAAGCTCAGAGCATTATCGACAAATGGTTCGCTCCTATGCCTAAGGTGAAGGAGTACATTATGAATCGACGCAAGATGGCCACGAGAGGTGAGCCTTGTGTTACGATCTTTGGACGTGAGAGACATTTCGTGCTGACAGATTCTGAGCTCAACCATATCCAGAATGAATATATCAACACGCCAATTCAAGGTACAGCTTCTGACTTCGCAATGTTCTCGCTGATGAACATCTATGACTACTTGCAACAAAACTGGAAGGGTCGAGCTCGAATTGTTGCGACAGTTCACGACTCAATTATTATCGAGGTTGAGGATAAGCCAGAGGCGCTGAAGACAATCGGCAACAAGTGTGTTGAGTTGATGGCAACTACGCCGCTGCAGTACGTGCCTGATTGCCCTGTGCCATTCGTAGCTGATGCGGAAATTGGCTATAAGTGGGGCGAGATGTATAAGCTGGACATGGAAACTGGCTTACCGAAGCCGAAGGAGTAATGCTGTGGGGGTTGTCTTAATAGTAGTGCTTGTCTGGATTTTTGAGATCTGGGTACTACATAAGATTTTTGGAGGTAAGATGTGAAGATATTACCGTACACAAATGACAAGTACATTAAGGTACTCGATCCGCCAGATCCAAGTATGCTGCTTGGCTGGAGACAGCGTAAGGGCGAACCCTGGATCATTGTGGAGAACAACCTTGTCAACCGAATCGTTTTAGGTATCTTCAACGATAACGAGCTGCGTCGCACACCAGACAATCTTCAACAGCGAATGGACCAGCTTAACGCAGATCAATTGAAACCCTATCAGGTTGATGATGTGATGAGTATGCTTGCTTTACCCCATTGTCTCAATGCGAATCCCATGGGTTTAGGCAAGACAATAGAAGCAATCAAGCTTCTTCAACAAAGCGGAGCTCCCACGGCTCTCATTGTGACACCCAAGATTATAAGATACCAATGGCAAGACCAATTGAAGCGTTGGGCAAACATTGATGCTCACGTGTACGAAAATGGCTGCAAAGTGACTCCAGGATTCTGGATTGTTAACTACGACAAGCTGCGCAGCGAAGCTACGTTGTTGAAGTTCAGAGCATTTCAGTGGAGCTATCTAATTGTTGACGAGGCGCATAAAATAAAAAGTCGCTCCTCTCAACAGACTAAAGCAGTCAAGTCTATTCCAGCTCGACATAGAGTTGCGTTGACAGGTACGCCCATCTTACGTTATGTTGACGATCTGTGGAGCATTCTCAACTTTCTAGATCCGAGTTATGCCTGCAATAGCTATTATGCCTTTGTTGAGTACTTTTGCAAAATTCAACATACACCGTGGGGAGATCGAATTGTAGGTTTGACTGATGATGCTCGGCATACAGCAATACTGAATCAGCTGCTAGATCTTATATGCATTCGCAATAGTGCAATTGAGGTTGCGCACGGTAAGACTCGCGAAGTTATCAAGCTGCCGATGGGCAAAAAGCAGCGAGAGCTTTACCGAAAGGAGAAACAGCTACTGCTGGATGAGCTACCAGAGCAGCTGACCATACCGAACGGTGCTGTGCTTACGCTTCGGTTAATGCAGACAACATCCTGGCCTGGTCTGTACTTAGGCGCTGACGAGCCTGGTCCGAAGTTTGAGTGGATCTTAGAGACTTGTCTTAACAATCCGAATGAGAAGTTTGTAGTGTTCTCTGTGTTCGAAAAGACGATATCTGCATTGGTGGAGTACCTTACAGCTAATAAGGTTGAAGCGGTTAAGATCACCGGTCAACAATCTGCAGAGCAGAATGAGTTGAGTAAGCGTTGTTTTGTTGAACGGGGTGCTCAGGTGCTTGCAGGTACGATTGGTGCTATGGGTCAGGGCTACGATGGCTTGCAACAGGTTTGTAGACTTATGGTCTTTATCGACCGAGACTGGTCACCTGAGATTCTCAACCAGGCTGAAGATAGGTTGAGACGAATGGGCCAGGACAATCCAGTTACCATTTACTATCTAGAGTGCGCTGGCTCGTTCGATCAACATGTTGGTAGAATCAATCGTAATAAAGCAGAGGACATAAGGGAGGCTTTAGCTGATGAGTAATCATTTGGACATATTAGCTTTTGACCCTGGAGAAAGTACTGGTTGGTGCGTTCGGAGCTGGATTGTACACGGTAGTCAGCCTGGAGCGTATGAGTACTTCGGCGGTACGTTGCCGAAAGATCATCAACGAGTCGCTGGTTTAATCTGTCAGTGGGCTCCGCAGATTGTAGTGCTCGAGCGGTTCAACCTCTATCCACAGATGGCAAAATCATTGGCGTGGAACAGCTTTTACCCATGTGAGGTAATTGGCGTGATCAAATACATGTGCGCCGAAATGAGCATTCGAGTAGTTGAGCAGGCACCAAGTGTGAAGAAGTACTTCGGTGGTTTTCAACCTGACTGGGAGCAGGTAAAAGAAACGCCCGATTTTAAGCTGACCGAACATGTTAAAGATGCTTATCAACACTTAAAATATTTTGAGCGTAATGGGTTGAAGAAATTTAGAGCATAAAGAAAGACCTGGGCTATTGCCCAGGTCCCTCTATTTAGTTAGTCGAGAAAGTACTTCTCAACTTTGAAGGGTTTTGCATCAGGGTCGTTGATGAAGTCACACGCCAGACTGAAGAAGAAGTTCTCATCGTCCTGCATGCCAACCATACTTGCAGTGTTCATGTTGTCATTGTAGACCATGTTCATTACAAGATACCAGTTGACGCAGTTCTCGGTGATGCCTTTAGACTTCAGTAGGTTACGTACTTGCTCAAGAGACCAGCGTTGGCCATATGGAGACATGCTACGCACAATGCGCTCAGCCTGCTCCTTGGGAATTCGATACGCAAGCTTTTCGAGCTCGCAGATCAAAGTATCGTAGTACTCAGGATAGCGCTTGCACAGTTGAGCCATTATCTCATCTGTTGCGGCCCACGCTTCCTCTGCAAAACCTTTGTCCATTGCTTTGGACACAAGCTCACGATACTTTCCCATGATCAGCTCTCCCGTGTGACCACGATGTTAGCATCCTGGATGTTGATGGTGTCAGCACCAGTGTTGCGAACACTGATCGTGGAAGTCGAGCAGCACTGGTAGACACGAACCAGCACATCGGCGGAGATGTTGCCTGGGACAGCAACTGCAGCAGGTGTGTACAGCATGGTGCTACCGGCAATCGGTTCGCCGTCTTGTACAATCGCTACGCTAGTCTGCGCAACAGTACCGCCGGTCGGAATGCTGACATTGCCGTTGAAAGAGACTCTGTACACGCCAGGGCTCAACAGAATAACTCTGCTGGAGCCTGCTTCGTGTCGAGTTGCGCAACCTGTTTTGATACGCGTGCTAGCAAACAGTACAGAGCCGTTCGCAGCTACGGACTGAACAGGAACATTCACAGCATCAATCATTGATTACGCCTCCTTACGCGCAGTTGCAGCCGGTGTTGCAGCCGCAGCCAAAGCCGTTAACAGCAGTGTACGGGCTGCAGGTGATGTATGCAGGCTGCGGGAAGGGCCGCAGAGCACCGATCAGAGTTGCGTTCTGAGCCTGTTGCGACAGCTGGAAGTTAGCAGTCTGCAGTTCCTGGTCCTTCGCAGTAATCTTGTCACGAAGAGCCTGCATCGTGTTGCTGTTGATGAGAGCACGAGTCTGCTCACCTTCGTTATGAATCGCAGTAGTGATCTCGCAGGTGTTCTTGTAGTTCTCAGCACGAACAGAGTCGATGTTGCGATTGGTCTCGCAGCAGCAGTTCTGTTGAGCGAAACGGTTCTCGGACAGCTGCTGACCGAGAGAGTTGAAGCCCTGCAGCATGGTCGTGTTCTGCGCGTAGAAGCCATCGCAGAGACCATTCTGAATGCCGCGTACGCCGTTCTGCAGATCGTTGAAGTTGAAGTCCTGACACAGATCTGCCTTAGTCAGAGCGCCGTTGCCACCGAAGCCGGTACCGCCGAAGCCAAACATGAACAGGAACAGGACGACAATCCAGAACCAGCCACCCTGGCCGCTGAAGCCATCATCGTCGTGGTCGGTTGCTGCACGGATGTCAGACAGAGAATAGTTATCCATATTCAATCTCCTTTACAAAATTTTATCACACTCGCATTGCGCACTACGAGTTATGATTACTTAAGAAAGCTTTGAACTTGACGAGCCATGTTCATGGCTTGCTGCAGCTGCTCGTTAGAGCGAAGACCTTGCTGCATCATTCGCATGACTTGCTGCTTAGGATTGCCTCTGAAAGTGTTCTTGAATTGTTGCAACTGTTGCAGCATTTGAGGAGAGATAGCGCTGTTGTTACTTCGCATTACGGGTTGCTGCATTTGGTTGAGTATGCTGTTCGCCATTGTTCAATACCCCCAATTTTTGAATTAAAAAGTCCAGTTTGTTGTTGAGACCATCGAACTGCTCACGCGTGACGAAGTCGGCAGCAGTGAGAGGTCTTTCATTCTCAACCTGTTCAAACTTGTAGCTGTTGATGGTATACTTGCCCATACCATCCACAGCTTTGATGTAGAACACATCCTTGGTATTGTCCATCAACAGCTCGGAACTGTTGTACATCACAGGGTAAGCTTTCGCTTCCTCGAATCCGTTGACTGAAATAATCACCTGGCTCAACCTCCTCAGAATAATCGAAAGGAGTGAGTTCGTCAATAGGCACGACATCTCACCCCTTTCTTTAATTATATTATAACATAGAAAAAGCGGTGTAACCCTTGAGTTACACCGCAGTAATCCTTAAAGTATCCTTAAAATTTTATCTTTGATGGATCGTATTCGACCTTCAATTGTGCTGAGACTGTAGTACTTATCATGGCGAACGCTCATCTCTTGCGAGATTTTAATGACGCTGAAGCCTCGAGACCTCATTCGAAAGATCTCAATTTCCTCGTCCGTAAATCCTGCCTCCCGCTCATAGAATTCTCGCTCTCGTGTGCTGAATTGCAGGTTACACTTAGCGCCTTTTTCTGATAGCCGTTCCTTTAGATCTTCCATTCTTTTTAGTCCTCGATCTGGTTCGAGTCTGCGTGATTCGTGCCATAACTCTTAATTACCTCCTCAATCTCATCAGCTGTGAGATCAGTTGCAACAACGTTGCCTTGGCTATCTACAAGTGTGTAGACACCTGTAGCAGTGGTTGTGGTAGTACTACCGAAGTCGTACTGGTTCAGGTACAGCAGAAATCCTGCAACTAATACGAGTACAGCAGCAACTACACCGCAAATGACTTTTATCAAGCCTCGAATGACTGCGTCCTTCCGAATGTTCTCTGCTTTCAGCTCGGCGAGCAAGCCAGTTACGATGAAGTCTTGATCCATCTCACATACCTCTGGTCCGAGGAGCTACTGTAACGAGTTTAGTCTGCAGATCGTTGCGCTGCTGAATGCGTTGATCAGAAGGCAGGTTATTCCACTGCTGACCAATTTCTCTGAAATTGATGCTAGTGGGGAAGCCTTTGTAGTGATCACGCATGACAGCAAGGTTGACCATGAAGTGCGTCAGAGCCACAGCAGGCGTGCAGCCTTGCTTGATAGCGTAGTTACGGATAACCTGCTCGTAACTCATAAGGTTGGGAATCATCATTAAGCTCCTTCCTCCTGTTTGCTGTGAGGTAACTTATTTACCTCCAGCATCAAATTGTCCAGGTAACCATTACCATCGAGAGCTGTGTGATATACTTCGTGCATTTTGATCAGATCCTCGTATTCATCGCGAGTAACGTAGCCTCGTTCAACAAAATGGTTGCCGAGATACTTGATCCGGTCATAGAGCAGAATGCGAACACCGGCCTCGATGCCATTGTCCTTCTTCTGGCGTGCCGACAACAGGGTGAATACGCCAGAGATGACAGCTGCAAGCGCGCTGCTACTAAGAGCAGCAATTAAAATGTCCATGTCACTTCTCCTCCGTTGAAAATACAGCGATGTTGCCCTGGTTACTGATCTTGAGATTCAGCGCTGCAGCAAGATCTCGAGCGTTGATGTAGTTGGAACCGTCTTTGAGAATTCTCTTGACAGCTACATCCTTACCATCGACAATGATCTTAGAAGTCTCGACCACCTCGTCCACCTCCTTCAACAGTTTTTTGAAGTCAGCCCATTTTTTCTCGTCGATCAAAGGCTCAGGGCATCTCTTCTTACTAACGTCGTAGTGCCGTACAGCGTACTTGACGTTAGGCAGCTTCTTCAGCAGCATCTGATACAAACGTGCTGCATTCTCCATAGTCTTCTGGGGAATGTAGTACTTGCCAGATGCATCAGTATGGCTGACCATTTCGATACTGACAGAGTTGTAGTTGTTGACGAACTTGCCACACGTGCCTCCCCAGCCGTCTCCAACAGACCAGGCGACCGTGTCCAAAGGCACGCTTTCGTACACAACGCTGTTTTCGTCAACACAGTAGTGAGCTGAGGCAGCTCGGCCATCGCTGCCGTTTGCGAAGTACCGAGCAACAGCTTTAGCGGTACCGGATGTGCCGGTATTAGCTGTGTAGTGAAACACGATAGCTTCGATAGCAGTCAAAGGACGTTTGCCGCCGTGTCGACTTGCTTTGATGGTGTTGTTGATGCTTAATTTCATTCGTCCTCACCTTTCTTAGCAATGATGTCCTGCACTTTCTGACTTTGAGTGCCAAAGTAGAAAGCAATAACGACAGTGTAGACGACCATGAACTCTTGCGTGATCTGCTTTGTAATTGCCAGATAAGCAAATACAGCAGTCAGCACAATCGTAACAATGGACTTAACACTGCACAGGGTTGCGAGTCTCTTTTTCAGATAGTCATTCATTGTTTTGATCTCCTTTCTTTGCAAAAACTTTTTTTACCATACCGAGTAGCAACTCGCCTCCGAATGCAGCAGCTATAAATGTAGCTTCTGTTGACCAGTCTAAGGCTTGTAGCAGCTCGATCATAGTTTGGTTGAGAATGGCTTGTATGTAGGCACCTACAAACACTAGCAACTTTGTACCTACAATAACGTAGCCTGTCAACTGCAGTGCCTGAATACACTGCACAACAATGAGACGCATCATCTCATTTTTATTCCAACGTTCTTTGTACTTAAGCATCGGCCATTTTAATATACGTGCCTGTATCATCTGAGTAGCTGGTATTAGGCAAAGTAGTACTACCTAGCACCGCATACAGATCCGGGTAGGCTGTTTGCGAAAAAGTTGAGCCGTCGCATAAATGCCAGGGCGCAACCAGACGACGAACCGTAATTAGAATGTCCCCCACCTCTCTCGCTTCAATTAGCTTTTGAAACGCATCATTAACTGTTGCGTCTGTAGGTTTTCCAGAGGCTGGCCATAGTATTTGCTCAGTTTCAGCTGAAAGTAAAGTTTCTCGGTTGAGAGGGGTACCTTCTTCAAGAGGTTCGTCCTCTAGTTTTAACCATATGCCACGTAATACAACTTTGTAGGCATTGTAGCCTACATATCGAACAGCACCATTAGCTAGATCTGTACTGCCTACTCTGTCCTGCATATTTACTCCTCCAATGCTTTAATATACGCGTGACTACGACTATCGGGCGTAATAGTTGGAACAGCTTTTGCCGGATTATTATAATCTCTGACGTAGATAGAGGCTATTTGACTACTAGACGCAACCTGAGGCGAAGTTATCGCTAGGGCATTCGAATTGAGCTGGACATCGTAGCTGCCTTGATCTTTATACACCTTATCTGCTGGATCTGAAATACTACAAGTATATGTGGTTGAACTGTTGTAATCAGGCACCTGTAGAGCTACGTGAAACACTAGTAGTCCATCGGTAAAAGTCCACCCAGACCACGGCTCAACGTAATTTAAACTTACAGCAGGAGTCTCCGCATTCTGAATTTCAGACGGACCGGCAGTCCAGGTTGCACCTTTATCCGTTGAGTACGCGTAGTACAGACGACCATTACCCCACACTACTATAATAGTGCCTGTAGTAGCGCATACAAAGGGTATAAATCCGTGTTTAGCTGCGTCTGTAGATAGTATAGACGTTGGAATTTCCCCAATCAAAGTAGCGGTATTTGAGTACCCAGGTTGACTATTCGTGTAAGCTTTTCGACCAACCATGATTAAGAACTGATCTGAATCAGGATTATAGTCTATACCATCACAAGCTCCAGCGTAAGCAATTGTCATACCGTGATTTGTTAGAATATGACCTGCTCCATTGGTGAAGTACGCGTACGTGGAATGGCTTACCCACGGGTTAGCGCCGTATATAATTTCAGCAAAACAGATACTGCCATCCGGCCTTTCCCAGGCGTTATACCAGTAACCTCGATTGTATGGACTCCAATTGCTGCCGATAGCGATGGTTACAGTTTTTGTGAGTGTTGTAAGCGCTACATCAAGCTTGTAAACATATATGTAGCTTGAAATGCTGGTGTGATTAACCCATGTGAGGTATAAATAGTACACCTTATCTACGGAGCTATAACAGATATTGAGTATGTTTAGAGCCGTATCAGTAGTATAGTCAGGCATCGTATACCGAATAGTATGCTTTACCCATGTATGTGTATCCTCGGACGTATACACGTACCAGTAGCCATTAGTAGCTGTATTGAAGCACATCCACTGGCCGTTGACATATCTCAATCTAGAGGTGCTAAGATCAATTCCAGTTACGGTTTGGCTAGTCCAGTCACCGGGTGCTGCAGTTGAGCGCAATAAATCGAAGAGTTCAGGGTATTCTGCTCGCGTGATCTTTTGACCATCGCAGAGTAGCCACGCGTCGGATGGTTTAGCGCGAGCAGTTACTAGCACGTCTCCAATACTGAATGTACCTTTTCGTAGCTCAGCGAGAGCCTGACTAACGGTAGGATCCCCAGGCCTGGTTGCAGGATCAGGCCATATTTTACGTACAGTATCATCCGGTAAAAGATTCGCTTTATTAAGAGGGGTACCCTCAACTGTTGGCTCGTCCATACGTCTCATGTACTCGTAGTGATCAAGACTACCGTCGGAATTGTAGATGCCATACCGAATAGCACCGTTGGAAAGAACTTTTGTCGGTTGACGATCTTTCATAAGAGACCTCCTGCTGCACAGATTGTTGCACCTGTATATCGGTAAGCTACTTGCATTGAAGTAATTTGCTGATCGCAAATTTGCAAAATCCTCTCAATATTGTTAGCATCCTCGAAACTAAGATATTGAATACTGGGAGCACTCGCAGTACCTTCTGGATATGAGATAGCATCGCGAATTTGTTGAACTTGGTGCTGATATGTTTGCATCTGAGTCAATGTCGGCTCATCCCAATCAGTCCAATCAGTCTTTGCACTAAGCTGAATGCCGATACCGCATACTGCGTTCAGTTGATCTCGAAGCCAGTTGAGCACTCGTCCGACCCTATTTAAGTCGGAGCAGTTGTAAGAACCTTTTAGATCGCTACTCCACTCTGCTTTCTCTGCTGCGGTCATTAACTCGTAAGACAAAGATTGCAAGTACTGAGCACGGCGCACGTCAGCGTTTGTGCGATCAGTAATTAAAACCTCATTCACTCAACTCACCTCGATTCCTAACTGTAATTGTACCGTCAAAACCTCCGTTGAAGCTCAACTTTGCGTCGGTAATATCCCCGGAGAATTTACCGTAGGTTGACTGGATATCCACGGTATCTAGGGGCTGCAACTCAGGATAGCCTAAATACGGAATTATTGTTTCAGTACGCTTCTGATAGTACTGTAATGTAGCATCAGCAACACGACGCAGAGTAGCCATTTCAGTAATCAATGGATTGTCTACTGAAACCTCTAAACCATCAACCACATCTGCATTAGAGTACGTTTGAATCCAGGTCTTAGACTCCTCAACTACAGTACCTACAATCGTAATGTCGACATCTGTTTCAGTATCTGGAGCTGTAACATCGAGTACCGCTGCTCTAGCATAGAATGTAGCTGAGTTGAGAGTGGCACCAGAGATGTTGGACACGGAAGGGTTAACTGCAATGACGTCCGAATCGTATACAATCTGCAGTACGTTGCGACCAGACAACTTGCCATCGAAGGAGTAAATCTTCTCCGAGCTGCTTTTTGTTGAGAAGGTGTACAGACTAACCTGAACACTCTTCAACCTATCAGAAATCTGAAACGATGGATCACCAAGCTGTTGATTTTCTGTGATAGTATAACCGCTAGTGGCAACGCCAGATTTGATGCACACATGATCGTTTTGATTATTGATAGTCAACATGCATCCGGCAGCATTTGCAAGAAGTTGGAGAACAGTATTTTCAGCTGCAACAGGCAACGGGGCTCGAGTGTACAACGTTGATAGTATAGGATCTAGATCCCAGGGAATCTCATTCGTACCTTCTTTGGTGATTGTGCTGTGCTCGAGCATGTACTGCGCAACTGTTGCGAAGGTTGCAGGAGTACCCGTGTACTGTCCATAGATGTACTTGTTGGTCATAAAAGCCAGACGGCTACCAGTTGACAGCTTAAACGTTTGGGCATCGGCCGGAATTGACCAGCTGTTCAACCACAACGGCCACTCTTTTAACCACTCAACCGTACCGTACGAGGTCTCAAAGCCCCACTGCGCTCGCACCTGCTGACGACGAGCCAGATATACCGAAACGCCTTCTTGAATGCGAGGATCAAATTCACGGTCGTAGTTGGAGATCTCCAAATCCAGCTGGCTTGTTGGCAATTGATTGCTCAACAGATGCGTGCTTGCGCCATAGGTTGCGGATTGGACTCGATCGTTGTCGAATTGAATCAGTCTACCAAGTACAATGTACTCAATACGAGCTCGCCAGTTTGGCTTACTCCAGGCTCTGAAAGTCAGTCGAATTGCATGCACACCAGTCATTTCAACGGCATAGTATTCGTCTGATTTCTTAGCAGACTTAACCGTACGTGTCTGAATAACCTGGTTATTAGCATCAAGACCTTCGAACGTGAAGTCTGTTGCCCACGAATTAGTTTGCGTATCCCATTGGATATAGAAGCCAATCAAGTCGTATGCCTGCGAAAAGCTGAACAGGAATACAATTGGATTGCTGGTTGACACGACGTCGTCAGACCACCAGCCCATTCTGTTATTGCTTGGATTCTGGTCGTCAATTAAGGTCATGTTACCGCCAAGCAGCCAGCGATTGTGTTCAAGCGAAGCTGTAGGCTCGTAAGGAACGTTGTTGGATCCAAGAACATTGGAAGCTTGAGTCCACTTATCCGTATCGGTTGAGGATACTGTAGTATTCTCAACAATATCGGGAGGGACAATGTCTAGCTGAATCCTTAGATACCCTGGATATCGAAACTGAGCTTGGATAGCATCTTTCCAGGTCTTAGAAACCAGAATGCTCATTACGTACCCTCCCCAGTGTCAACTACATTAGCAGCACACTCAACATAGGCAGTTGGAATACCTTGAGCATCGACGTCAAAAGGCTTATCGGTACGATCGCCAATGTAGAACTTACGAGAAATTTTGGTACCGGTTACTCGACTGTAGTACGTGAATAGGAAGAAGAAATTTTGATCCCAAAAACGAATCATCTTTTCCCAGTCTTCTTTAGGCAGATAGTTCCAACGCATCTCAGTCTTGTCCTGGTCACGCCCAATCTTCTGCGCAACTACTACTGCATTAGCATTTCTACCTGAGTTAACCAGAGTCTCAATTAGGTTGACACCAGAATCTTTATCTGGATTTGGAATTTCGATGACAGTCCCTCCGTCGAGGGACTGCATCGTAAACATTGTTGAAGGTCTAGCCATTAGGTACCTCCTAAGGTTACAGGTTGCTTACCTACAAGAATCTTGCCACGCTTAGATGCCTTGTAGGTGTAGGCATCGAACTGCTCCTGACCAATGTACACATTAACTTGAGGTGTTCCAGAACCTTGATTTGCAGCAATCTGTGCAAACTTGTTGAGCATTTGATCCATCTGAGGGCTATTGCCTAATGGAATAACTGCCTCATTATATTTGCCTTCACCGATTAGTGACATGGTAGGTCTCGTGACAACACCGCCAGTCGCAAAAGCGGTCGCACTACCAAATCCGCCACGATTAGTGTGTAAATCAGAGCGTCGAGCTGCAGTAAGCGAATCCGTTGAACCCGCCAGACCGCCGGTTAAAGTGTACACAACTCGATCCCACAGCGACGAGAAGAAACTCGAAATGAAGGTACTAAGCACGGTCCACCGAAGCTGCCACTTCAGCTTGAATGCTTCTACCAGCAGATCAACGAGCGTCAACATTATCTGGCCCCAATCGAGTCCAGACAAGAAATCTTGAATGCTCTTAAAAATGCTTTTCCAGTCTGCAGTCACGAAGAAGTTAACTGCTGCATCTAAGAACCCTTTGATCGTATCTCCAAGAGTCTTACCGAATTCAGACCAGTCGATTGTGCTAAAGAATTGGTTGACATAGTATGCAATGTCTGAGCCAATCTTAGCCCATTCAATCTGCGAGATAAACTCATGCACGTGTTGGACCATGGTATTGACGATGGTGCCAATTGCTTTGATAGCTTCGCCCCAGTCAATACCCTTCAAGAATGCTACAACGGCTTTAGCAATCTGACCAACGAACGAGCATACTAGCGTAGTAGCCTTCTGCCAATCAACTCTGCTGATAGTTTTTGTAATCAGGACACCCAGATTCCAAGCAAACTCAGACCAATTGAGACTGTCGACAAATTTCTGAGCCTCAGTAACAGTGTTGTTGATGAAGCTGACAATCTCATTCTCAACAGCAGGCCAGTTGATCCGGTTGACGAAAGTTAGAAGTGCTGTATTGATCCCGCTTAAGCCTGAAAACAAAGTCGAGGAAACATTCGACCACGGTATGCTGCCAAACAGGCCAGCAATGTAGTCATACAAAGCGTTTCCAACTTCAGCCCACGGGAAGGTGTTGACTGCAGTAAACACGGTGTACAAAGCATCGGTCCACAGATTACCGATAGTTGTACCAATTTTGCCCCAGTCTAGAGTTGAGACGAAGCCACGAATGCCATCCATGACATTCGTAATGGTCTTCTGAATCTTAGCCATGAACTTTTCAGGCTGCGTGTTGTCGAACGCCCACTGAATGCCTTTATTGATTAAGTTCGCAATCTCAGATCCAAAGCTCTTGAAGTCTGCTTTCTTCCAGAGGTTGACTAAACGCTGCATAAAGCCATCGGTTGACATCTGGATCTTGCTGCCATCCCAAGTAAGTCCAAATACCTCAAGAATAGCATCACGCACCTGATTGGCTTTCATTCTAACCTCGTCGAACGAGGCAGACAAACGTTCGATTTCAGCCAGCAGCCTGGGATCCATTTCGGCACCGGTGATACCTCCAGATCCACTGGACGTCTTAGACGCTTTTTCTTGCAGAATGTTTAGCTCGTCGAATGGTGCAAGTAAGCTATCGATGTCTTTCTTAGCACTAGCAGCAGCATCGCCAACACCTTCAATAGCATTGGCTTCGTCATCTGCAGCACTAGCTCCACCTGCAAGCGAAGTGTTGAAAGATTCGAGATCCAAACCAACCAGCGTACCGATGAAAGTGAGTATGACTCGAATAGCCATTACAATGCCGTTAAGCAACGGCAGTACTTTTTGCAGCACCGGAATAAAAAAGTTGCCAATGGCTCGAGCCAGTTGAGAGATCTGCTCCTTGAAGATACGAATCTGGTTAGCGGGAGATTCGATGGTGTTACCGAAATCGTTCATCGCATTCTTGGCCTGACGCATCATCGTAACGTAGCGCAAGCCTTGCAATGTAGCTTCGTTCATCTGTGCGGTATTCCCCTGAATACCTAAAGACAGAGCCGTTTGCTTTAGCGTAACAGCACGAATGTCGATACCGTACTTACGAACTGCACGAGACATACCTTGCATGCCAGATGCCAGATTGTTCTGCACAGTCTCAATATCGACGTTGAACAGGGAAGAGATATCGTTTGCAGCTTTAGTAAGTCCCATGGACATGGTCTCAGCTGCTTTAGTGTTGGTGCCGATAGCATCCGACATCTGATAGAAGTAGCCAACACTTGCAAGAATACTACTAGGATCCATTCCGTAGAATTCTTGCATAGCATCAACAAATTCTTGCCCAGCTTTAGCGCTGCTGCTAAGAGCTACCTGAAACAGATTTAAGTTCTCAGAGAAATCGATGCTCTTCTTGATAGCTTCAGCTAGGCTAACACCAATGCCAGCACCGACAATGTCTTTAAAAGCACCGGCTACAGCTCCTGCTGCTGTTGATAAGGCCCCAAAACCTGTTGTTAAATTTGCAACAAGTTGAGTAGCCTTTCGAGCTAGAGTCAAGAACGCGTTCAAACCATCAACTACTGCATCAACTACTTTCAAAATAATAGTGAGCAGTTTATTGAGCTGGTCAATGTTCCATTGAATAAACTTTTTCCAAGCATTGTCAATCTTTTTATACAGATTGATCAGTTGCTTGATTGCGTTAATAATGCCTCTAATGATAGCAAGTATTTGACTTAGGTCTGCAAGTTCTGGTGCTCCAGGTAACGCGCCAATCGCATCACCAGGGCCACTGCCAATAGCTTCGGTCGGGACGTTGACATTTCCGCCTCCGCCTCCGCTACCTCCAGCAGCTACCGTAGGACCCTGAGCACTACTACCAGTAACTACTGGTAGTGCTCGTGAGGTGTCGTCGGCTGCTTGTTGAACACGTCTGAAAGCTGCTGCAACTTGGCGCATAGCTGAAGCCATTGCGCTGACTTGGTATGTGGTCTGCTCGTTAACGTCGTTGAAATCGATGTACACAGTGCATAAACTTCTAACAGCTTTCTGCAACTCCTTAGCAGCATCTACAGCCTGCTTCGTTGCTGCGCCAGTCTGAGTCATTGAAGTAAGACTGTTTTTCAGTTTATTAGCTTCAGACACAAGCTGGCTAATTCGCTGCTTCAAGTAGTCTAAACCCGAAGTATCCGGCTCAATCGATTGCTCAGACATAGCTTCCATCTGATATTGAGCTCGCTCCAATATTTTAATTGCTCGATTTGTAGCTCGTTGAAGATCTTCAGTACTACCTGTGTACTCATATCTTACTTCTTCAAAATCAGTTGCCAACACTTCCACCTCCATTCTGTTTAAATCGAGCTTCTCTACGAAGGAACTCCTCAACATCTACTTCAGTAACGTGTTGCTGAACTCTACCCTGAGGTTGATCCATCTTGTTGATAATGCTCTGCAGAGATTTGGGACGAGTTGCGCGAGAGTAGTATCCAGCCCAGTAGCCTTGTTGAACGGCTATCTTTTGTTGATCTAGTAGTCTAGCCGAATAGCCGTCAACGCAGGCGTTGAACTGATCTAGGCTCATATCTAATGTTTGCTCAGGTAATAGACCGACTCTAAACCCTAAGCTAAACAGATTGTTCCATGATACTGTTGAGCAGTCGTTTCCTGCTCCGGCTGAGGGTTTGCGTTCTCAACCTCATCGTCTCTGATGCCCATGATGCCCTGAATGACGGTCTTCAGCTGAAGCATCATCTGCTTTACGTTGTAGCGATCGAGGTACTCCTCCAGGAACTGCTGTCTTGTGTACTGCGTGCGTGCGGTAGGATTAGCGCACCAGAAGGCTTCATACAGAATGCCGACTTGATCTTCCAAAGTCATATCGCCAATGTTGGCAAACACTTCAGAGTACGGCTTATGATTATTCTGACCCTGCACACGATATGCAACACGCAATGTAGTGGCCAGCTCATAGGTCTCACCGCCCAGGACAACAGATTTGTACTTTTCCATGATATCCTCCAAATGTAATTTTGTAGTTTTGTTGAGAGGGCGCAACCTCTATGAAGTTGCGCCCTGCTGAATCGATTAGCCGCCACCGCCCTCTGCAGGCAGCGTCAGAGTGGTTGCACCGGAGCCAGCGATTTCAGACGTCAGAGAAATCTTGTCGTCCGGAGCAGCGCTGATGTCGAAGCTGGCCACATAGCCAGTGCCCTCGAAGTACGTGGTGTCATCCAGGTAGATGCCAATCGTCAACGGGTCACCGCTTTCGAATGCATCGTAGAACTGCTTCTGCGTGCCACCAGCAGCCAGAGCTACAGTACCGTCAACAGATGCAGTCCAGTCTTTGATAGCAGGCACCTTCTCCTTGTACTTCATACCGAACGCGAGAATCTCGATAATTTCCTTATCCAGATTCAGATCCACGCCGGAAATGTAAGCCAAGGTCTTCGCCGTCTGACCGGTGCCAACCTTAACGCTCGCGGTTAAACCAGTAAAAGGCTTTTCAGTCGCAGGCATTCAAATCACTCCTTTACAATGGTGTTAAAAGTTACTTGGAACTCGTGCAGCTTCTCAGGACTCCGACCCAAGTAAATCGGAGCACTAACCAGAAGAACATTCAACAGCTTATCGTCATGATATCGATGCAAGATCTCTTTTGCTTCAGTAGCCCACTGTTGACCAGTTTCGTAAGAGGTGTGACGAATCACAATCTTAACAATCGGTCGCAGCATTGAGTTGTTGTGCTGACTACCGAAGAACTCGGTACTTACAGCTCCGTCGTACTCCATAACACCAACAATTGTGGTGCTCGTTGCGGGGAGATCTCCAATTACCTTAGGCCAATCACTTGGCAGTAGATCGTAGATATACTCTGCAATCATTTAGGCTTCTTCAACCTCCTCCTGATACGACGTTTCATGTTGTACACTTCCTGCTTGAAGGGATCGCTAATGTAGTGCGCTTTGCCCTTGATAGGATGGTTGAACGTTGTATTCTCATGTTGAATGCCTGCATAATCATAACCTGTCTCAGATTTTGCGCTTGCGCCAGCACGGATTCCTTGATGGCCTTTCGTATGCGTAGCATTCACATAGATTGAACGTTCCAATTGTCCTGTCTTATAAGGAGCTTGAGCAACCGCTTTTGCTTTTATTGCAACAGCTGTCTTGTCCAACTCCTCATTGGGCACAGTTTCGAGCGTATTCAAAAACTTTTTCAAGTTTCCGATAGCTCGCTGCACACTAGCAGTACTTGTTGCAGAACTGCCTCTAGACATAGCTCTCGTAGCCCTCTGTGCTACCAAGCTGGTTGGTGTACTCTTCAACTTCTAAGATAGCTTTACCATCGAAACGGTCATCAGCATTCACTTCGACACTCTCGTCGGTAAAGTATCTTGTTGAGCTGCGAAGCACAGCACCGGTGTTGGTCTGCACATCTCGAATAACTCTCTCACGACGACATTTAAGTTGACGAGGGGATTCATAGATCACTTCGCCGAACTTATCCAGCTGAACATTTCCTCTACTGTCTCTCTTAGCACGTTCGAATGTGCAAGTCTGCTTCAGAAATTTCGTCATTCGACTCATACTGGCCTCCTTGCAATTCGGTAACCACCTGACATGAACGGTTGAAGGAGCCGTGCTGCCTTCGCAGATACAATACCATACGAAGTAGTGGATCCCCGTCCCCAGGCACCGGAACTTGTCCTTTCAGACAGATTGCCGATGCTGTACGACTCTACTCCCCATTGCCAAAGCTTTTCATAGAATGCGGCATCTTCTGAGGTTGAATCATCAGACAGCGCAATGGCGTTTTCAACCTGAGCAGCCTTGACACTGTTAGGCACTTCCGTGCTCGGACATCTTGGAAATGCGGTATGTTGATCTGGTTGAGACTTGTGTCCTGAGAAGGGCAGCGATTCAATCGATTCAAAGGATCGTTGCAACAGAACTTCCTTGTCCTCATCGCTCAACCCCTCCCAGGCAAACCGCAAGTCATCGGTTGAAAGGAAGTGCGTCGCAACGTACTCGTCTGCGTACGTAACGTCTACGTAGCCAATGTTCGCCACGCGCACTCACCTCCTTAGCCGTTGGACACGATCTGTGCAATCGGAATCAGCTTCGGATCGACAACGACCTTCCACTGAGCAGCCGTGCCCAGCTGAGTATCGGACGGGGACGAGCAGACCGAACCAGACACCGTCGGCAGTGTGTAGCTGAAGCCGTTCGGATGCAGCGTCTCGCGCAGTCTGGTTGCCAGGACGTTGTAGCCACCAGCGGTCAGCACGGTACGGTCAACTTCGACAGGCGTGTCGACGGGAGCCTCAGCGAACTGAATTGCACCAGCACCAAACAGGTACGTGGTGTAGTCCTTCGCAGAAGTGTCCTTCGTATTCGCTGTGACGGGAACACCATCATCAACAATGACAGTCATGCCATTGTAGTCAGCGATATTGACAGTTCTCTGAATGCCGGCAGCATCGGTGTACTTCCGGAACTCCAGCAGCTGCTTCTTCGCAAGGTTGAGAGCAACCTTGGAGTGCATGATCGCCAGAGAGAAGATACCAGCGTTGTCGCCGACGGCCTTCTGGATCGCTTCAGCAGCAGACGCTTCGCTGAGCATGTTACCGTCGCCAGCGGTACCACTCGTGCCAGCAAACGCGATGCTGGTCTTGTGGTTCTGCCACGCATCCCAGTAGTCGTTCCCATCGTCAGGAACGGCAAAAATGCCCTTCATGATGCCGATCAGACGGTTCTGACGCTGCTTGTTCCAGTACTTCGCAACCTGAGCAGAGATCTGCTGCATCGGGTTGGCACCCGAGTTAAAATCACGAATGAAGTCCTTATCACGCCAGGCGTGCATACGGCCGTAGACAACACCAGTCTGAGAGCTGCCGGTCGGATCCGAGACAGTCATGTCGGTATTGCCGTCGTAGTTATCGGCCGTGCCGCCGATCACATTGTAGAACGGAATCGTGTACAGGTTGGAACCGTTCGCAATCATACGAGCGATTTCACCGTTGCGCTGAATCGCACCGCTATCGATCATAGCAGTACGAGTGGGGTCCTGGGCCGCCTGCCAGTTCATCAGGAAGATTTCCTCATCGAACGGGTAACCAAGAAAAGTACCAGGCATTAAACTCACTCACCTTTCATAAATTTTTTGAAGATCTCAGGGTTAGCTTGCTTGAAAGCGATCTGTTGCGCAACGTCCAACTTCAGGAACGCATCACGCGTCGTCACACCTTCAAACTGGGTACCGCCGTCCTTACCCGTACCAGCAGGAGGAGTGGTCTGCTTAAACAGGTAAGCCTTATCGGTCTTAAGCTGTGTCAGCATCTCGTCCATGCCAGTAATCTTGTCGTGCTCATCCATCGTAATCTTAGTCTTGTCCAGCACACTGGAAGACCAGACCATTTCAGGATCCACGACACCGGCTTCACGCAGCTTTGACAGTGCTGCATACTGCATCTTGACTCCACGAATAGCTTCGTCCGCCTGGTCCTTGTACTTCTGCTCTAAAGCAGCAGTATCTACCGGCTTTCCAGGCAGTACCTCAGGATCATCAGGATCTGCCTTGGGTGGCTTAGGCGTGCTGCCAGGCTCGCCGCTCAAACCAGCAAGTTGATCCCTCAGAGTATTGCGCTGCGCAATGACCTTGTTCAATCTAGTCCTAGGTACCAGATCGTAGTCGAAGTCATCGCCCAGAGCATCAGTCACCTGAGCATACATTTCCGGAGTCAAATTCTTCTTCAACGCATCAAGAAACGACATTGAAATTCCTCCCGTTTAACGCCCGTCGGCTCAATATTAGAAACTCTTAAAGAGTTATCTACGTTAAAGGTCGAATGTGGCCAGCGTCTCGCAACTCTTCGTAGCTCATAAATTCAGAATTCAAAAACAGACTTTGCATTCTAGCTGTAGTAGGTTTCGATTCTACAGGCTCAAACTTAAGCTTACTACGTTCAATTTCCTCGTGCAGCTTAGACGTCAGTGCCACAAGTTCTTCAAAAGGCATTTGCCGACTCATGACTCGCAGCAGTGTGTCACGCCACGCGCCTCGAGCCCGAAAACAACTACTTAAACTTAAACCGTTAGCATACGAGCAGAGCACTTGACCATAGCACAGCATGTAGACTACCCGCTTAACAGCAATTCTATAGTACACGTCAAGTTTACTCTCGATGTTCAAAAAATGAGCTCGTAATGTGCGATAGAATACGTCTCGATTCTCCATTAAAAGCTCGTCGCGATGCAGTTTGATCCAGCTCGTTACCTCACCAGCGGATAAAAAGGTCTCCGGGTACAGAAACTGGTAAATATGTGAGTAGCCATTAGCCACGCCCGTCAACGTACTCACAAACTGTTCAGCTGGCCAGTAGATAACGTTATAGCCATCTACGTTATCAATACGCCGAACATTACCGTGAATAATAAGCAAATCAGTATCTGACGTCGCACGACTAATGCCCAAAGATCTACTACCGCCAATTACTGCAAAGATTGATTTAGTCTGTCCAGCCATAGATGCGCACGCTCCCCATGTAAAAATAACCGCCAGAATCACTTAACTCGACGTCAAAATGCGCTGTTTCTGAGAAGGTGGTTATCGACACCTTAGTGCTAGCCAGGCTCGGACCTGTGCTACTACTATATGTTGACAGCCACAGGCCACCAGATGTCCACACAAATGCTTTAGTTTTAAGGCTATCTATAGTTTCAATAATCATACAGTCGCATGTGCCGACATTATAGTCCCTAAGATCAAAATCAACACTTAGCAAGCCATCGCTTAATGCAACATTATCTTGAAGTAGCTTAACTTTAGGAACTAAAGTACCATAGATCCTTTGACCTGATTTATCATGAGCTGTGTATCCATCCAGTAAAGTTGCAGGTGATACAGTATCCTTTGTAAGATCGAGCTTCACTACGCCGTTGATTTCAACCTTATTAACCTGTTTGCTAGTAACTTCTGGTCCGGATGCCACGATCAAGCACCTACTTTCAGTGTCTGGCCTCCCTGGGCATTGTCCGTATAAGTCACAGGAATTGCAGCAACTGTAACAGAAGACAGATAATTATATGTCGGACTGTCAGGTGTAACCTCTTGCTGTGTAAAAGTCGGAGTGACAGTCTTTGCCTGAGGCTTTACACCCTCAGAGCCGGACATCTCACCCAAAACACCAAGCAATGAAATACCCTCGCGAATATTGGCTGGAATCAGCTTTGCAGCCTCATCAGCGTCGATAGCAGCGTCACCAGATCCGTCATGAAAGCCCATCGGAATAGGTACAGGAGTGTCTTTACTGGTGATTTTCAAGTGCTTTGCTCCATTGTTGGGCATTGTGCCAGTGACCTTCGCACCTGCAACATAGGCCGTCTTATCCTTGAGAATCTCAGCAGCAGCTGCAGTAGCGTCGCTGGTGTCAGCATCGTTTGTGTTCGTACCAACAATAGGTGCACCAGATTTGTCATGAGCTTTAATACCCTCAGCCAGCTTATCAGGAGTGATATCGTCCTGAGTAAGGTCAAGTTTAACTTCAGTACCAATGATAACCTTGTTTACGTATTTATTAGCCATAATATTCCTCCCCTATGATTAGCGTCTTACCATTAGACGTGTTAGAAACCTCAAACTGTGGAATCTTCCGAACCGTGACGTCTTTGGTCATAACTAGATTTTGAGTAGCTAGCACCTTATCACTGTATGTTGAAGGTACAACATCGTACTCACCCTCGTACTTCTCACCTACAACGTTAATCAAAGACACATCTTGAAGCTGTAGATTGATAACACTCGGAGTATCGAGCTGAACAACGACATCTGAAGGTGCTGCTAAATGAACCTGTACATCCAATTACAGCACCTCCCTAGAAGTGCTAGCCTCCACGTTAATGGGATCTGCCAAAGTGCCGCGCACAACATCAGGCGAGCCTGGGAACTTGATACGAACAATGACCTTAAGACTGGACTTAGGACTCATCTTGAAAGTCTCCTGCTGAGACAAGTACAGTTGATAGCACTCGTCTCGATACTCAACATCTCCAGGATAGTACTTCAATAGGTTACCCAGACTAAATTCGATGGTTTCGACATTAGCAGGGAGTATCTCAGTCTTATCTACGAGAAGCTTAAAGGGCAGATAATAAGCATCACCCTGCATAATAGTCATATTACTCACCATCCTCCATATTAGTTGCAGATCTAAAGTTGTTCAGACCTGTTACAGAGCCTTTAGCAGAGCTGTTGACACCGGTACCATCCTGCGGACCAGGATGATTCGGATCCTCTGCTACATCTGGTCGAAGAAGCTCTCTTTCGGCTAGGATCATCTCAATCCACTGCTTAGCCTCATCGTTCGATCTGCTGAAATACTCCATGATAGCCTTTTCCAGAGGCATCATCTGAGTTGCGCCGGATGCCAGCTTAGCATTCTCAATGTTCTCACGCGGATCATCGGGCAGACCATCAGACCACAGCACCGAAATGTTCTCGTACTGAAGCTGCTTACTCAAGCTCGCAAACAGTTGACGAACCGGCCGAGTTAGAGCGTTAGAGATTCGACGAGCTTTTGCAAGAGGGTTGACCATCTTGAAACGCATCGCAGTACCGCTGATTGCCTGGCTAGACCCGTCCTGACCACCAAGCAATGCAGCGCCCATCTCACTTAGGATATACAGCTGGTTGATCAAGAATTCAAGCTGCTTAAATGCGCTAGTGAGTTGACCATCCCAGGTCATGTACTTTGGCTGCTCCTCGCCAGGGGACACAGCAAAGAACTTACCACTGTGCAAGTGGTACTCGCCAGTTCGAGCATCGCATTCGAGCATTGAGACAGGGCCTGTGATGTTAGGATCAGCATGCTTATCCAGAATAGCAGAAATCTGACCAACACGGGCCATAATCTCCGCGAGAATACTGTCCAGCGGCATGTAATCGTCGTAGCCGTACACACTATTGGAGGTTGAGAAGGCTCGAATATGTTGAACAGCGCAACGATCCAGACCAGTAGAGGTCCAACCGCTGCTAATCTGATCCAAGATTACACTACCAGACTCATTCATCTTGTAGATACGAGTCTCGTATCTACCAGCTTCGGAAGGCATAGTACTGTGGATCTGCACATGCAAGTACCAGTCAGGTTTAGTCGGATCACCAGTAATATTCTCACGCCAGCATAAGCAGTGAGCAGTAATACTGTTGGTACCGTCCTGCCGAACTATGGGGTACCATTGAGCGGGATCCCAGCAGGTAAAATTGTAATTGCCATCGTAGTCTAAGTACAAACGCCAGACTGCATCACCGTAACGACTAATGTCGATTACAGTTGAGTAGACCTTAGCGTCAAAATCGGAAGTATCGCGTACGTTGCGAATGGTCTCGTTATCTTCAGCGGACGCACCAGAGATGTTGGGATGCTCGCCACAGACAAGGTCCGCCATTTTGAGAGACATCAACCGCTGGTAGTTGAGAAGGGTTGGGAAGGACACAACCTCTTCAAAGTTGCCAATCACCTGAGAAATACGCTTTGCGCACTGAATGTAGCAGTTGATACTGTCTACCTGATGCAGATCGTGCGTGCGAAATGCGGGATCTGCAAAATGGTCACCGTCAAACAGTTGAGCATTCTGGCAGTAACGCATCACGCGAGGCGTCTCACGAACCGGAGGAAAGCTCTGCCCCGGTTGAAGCCAATCAAAATTATAGAGCATCTACTTCACTCCTTAAACTTTATAGACACCAGACATGCCATTCAGAGACTCAGTATACAGAGCGTACCGGTCAGTATCGCAAGCATGGTCATGCTCTTTCAAAGGCTTATCTAAGCCTACTCGTTGAGCATTCGGATCCCACACGTACGATGCGTACTCTTGCTCAGTGTTGACGCAGGATTTATCAATGAAGTACTTACCGCATTTCAGGCGAGTTGCGACGTGTCTGATACCGCTAATGACGTCATTATCAGCATTCAGCACACGGTACCCAAGGCGCATCAAAGCCACTTTCCACGAAGCCGCTGACGGGTCGCAGTACACAGCCCACGGCTTGATACCGTCGAGCCATTTCTGGAACTCTGCAACGAACTCAGCGTCAGTTTGCTGCTTTTTGCGCTTCTTAGCATCGTAGTAAAACTCACGAACCTTCAACATCAACGGCATTCCAGATCTATCAGTGTCTGGGAACTTAGCATACAAGCCCCAAGACATGACAGTTGAGGTGCCGTAGTCGCAACCAACCAACCAGCGAATAGCACTCGGATGCACACCACTCTGCTCAATGTACTTAGCAGTGTCGATCATGTGCTTGCCTGCCGAGAACATATCGTACACGCGGCCTTCTGCAGCAACCCAGTTGCCCAGAATCATACGCTCGTACCAGACGCCAGTGTACATCTGCTTCAAGTCTTCAATGTAGGACTGACTCAAGCTGAGATTGTCCTCCATCAAGAACTTCCAGACTTTCTTGTTGGTGATCTTCGGATTCGTAATGTAATCGGTGTAGAACCAGTGGTAAGGACTGTCTGGGTTACAGTTACAGAAGCACATTGCTCCTTCAACTGACAGACGAGCCATCAACTGGTTGAACACGCTCTGTGGATACAGGTTAACCTCGTCACACAGAGCTCCAGCAAAAGTTGCGCCTCGAATCTTGGACTCAGCGTCCTCGTTGTTAGCGCCAAAGCAATACACGCGTCTGTTGAAGATACGCAACTCACCCTGCTGTCGATTCGTCCACTTGTAGTTCTGAATGCCTACAGTGTCGAACAGGTCATTCAAAACATTTCGCTGTAAGGTGGCTGTCGTTCGCCCGAGCATGGCGACATCTCCAGGAGGGCCAGAGATTAAATACGACAGCCACCGAACAGTACATGAAATCGTCTTTGACGAACGAACTGCTCCATGGGCTATGTTTAACTTCGCATCAGAGTTGCGAATAAAATCCAATGCCTTAGGCGAAAATGGCCTCCAATCAACCATTATGCACCACTGCCTCGAATCGCTTCAGTCAAAGCTCTCAGCCCCGTAACAGCAGCATCCTCAGGTCCATTCAACATGCGGTCGACCTCGGACATGGTCTTTACAGCCTGCCGAATCTCACCACCAAGACCAATGTACAAATCAGCCATCGGCTTAGTGAGCATCTTAGCCATCTGGATCTGCAGATCCTGATCCTCTTCCGGAATGGTACTAATCCGAGCCAGCTTGTTGATCCTGCGGCCCATTGCTTTCAGAGTCACAAGATATTCGCGGCTAACAGCCTCCAGCATGTCCATCTCGCGCAGCTTAGCTCTACGCACCAAACTGTCGCGAGTCGGTTGCGCGGGTTGAGTTGAGGGAACGTCCGTCACGAGAGCGCCGGGCTCGAATTTGTCGAACTCACTCGGCTGAGTAGCCTCAATAACCTCGACGTCCTCAGGTCGAACCAGAGGAGTATGGTACAGAGCGTGCAGCTTAAGCTCGTTAGTCGAAATGCCATACTCTTCAGCAATGCTCTCAACAGTAATGCCTTTTTCCTTATCAGTCAACTCCAGCAGCATATTCTCAATATCTGCTCGCTGGCTATGTTGACAAACTCTACACATAAGCTCACACTCCCTTCAGTTCAAAATTTAGTGTTGAATTCATGCAAATTGTCCTTGCATCTTCCTCAATTCTATTATATAATAAAGATGAGCAAAATGCAAGTAAACTAAAAGAAATTTTTTCAGAAATTGTACTTTTAATGTTTCGCAAAGCTAGAATGAAAGGAGCGCTTTTATTGTACTCTAGAACAATGTACCGAGATATCGCTGGCGGAAATCCTGTTGGAGCTCGCCTATTTCAAGATCTGAACGAGCACTGGGTTGAATGGTTGAGAATTGTATCCGAAAGCCTCTGGATCCGAGGCTGGTCTAGGTCCAAGCTCTTTCTCGAGCCAGACAGCTCTAATATTGACTGGAGAGCAGCACCAAATGGCGTTATGTTGAAGGACTTAAGACTAGGACTGCTCTGCGGGAACACTCCAGGGGTCGCAGCAGTTGCGCATACCATACTACTCGAAGCTACCTGGAATGTAGGCTTCCTTGGACTTGAGCAGTCTGATTCAGAGAATTTTACTCGGCTTGTTTGGTTGAGAGGTACTAAGCTTGATCGCAGAAACCGAGCATCTGGGTCGCAAATCTCTAGCATGCGCGACCTGCAGGCTCCCATCTGCATCCCTGCAGAATATGGCTCGCTAGATCGCTGGCTGTATCCCATGTGGCTGCACGCTCATCGTTGAGGGGTTGAAGGGGAGGAGGTTGAACGGTTGAGACGGGGGGGTCTGAGCTCCCCCGAATTTTTTTCGGGGTACCGGCTCTACAATCTGTGAAATTTAGGCACTGGGAATTTTTCTGGTGACACCTGTTCTGAAAATCCCGAAATGTTTTAGCAGGTAAAACCCTACATTACTGCATTAGTGTAGTACAGTAGTACTCAACCAAATAATAGGAATTAGGAAATAGGAATTAGATTAGGAAATAGATTAGGAAATAGATTAGGAATTAGGAAATAGGAATTAGGAAATAGGAATTAGATTAGGAATTAGGAAATAGGAATTAGGAAATAGGAATTAGGAATTAGGAATTAGGAATTAGGAATTAGGAAATAGATTAGGAATTAGGAATTAGGAAATAGATTAGGAAATAGATTAGGAATTAGGAAATAGGAATTAGATTAGGAATTAGATTAGGAAATAGATTAGGAATTAGGAAATAGGAATTAGGAATTAGGAATTAGGAAATAGGAATTAGATTAGGAAATAGATTAGGAATTAGATTAGGAATTAGATTAGGAAATAGGAATTAGGAAATAGATTAGGAAATAGATTAGGAATTAGATTAGGAATTAGATTAGGAA